CTGCTGGCTTGCGGCGTGATACCACAGGCTATACCATTCTTGATATTCTCCGTTACGCTGCTTCTCACACATTAGGAAAGCATCAGCAATAGTCTCATCTATCTGCTCGCCCCTGTTCTTCATGTTCTCCTTTTTCTTGTTGCGCCACATTAGAAAAACATTGTCCACCTGATCTGATATGGAGCCAGAGCCTTTTAGATCATGCTTGTTCGGCTGCTGTTCCTCGTTCACCAGCTTGCGGATATGGTGGACTAGGTGAATGTGTACGCTATGATCTCTCGCAAGTGCCGTTAGTTCATCAACGAAATTCTTTTGACCGTTAAAGTCATCTTCACCCTTCACACACTTCATCAGCGAGTCAATAACAATATGCTTCACGCCTAGTTCTACCGCGCAATATCTAGCCATTGCAATAACTTTGTCGGGAGACGTAGAACCTTGCTGGTCGTAAAGATACATTTTGTTAGATAGAAACTTATCCATACGATTAACCAACTTGGTTATATACGCCTCACGGTCAGTTGCTAGTGGCTCATCAATATATTCACCAGCAAATTGGCGCATCATGCGCTCCAGAGTTTTTTCTGGCTTCATCTCGAAGCTGGCAATGCAAACGCATTGTCCCTGCTTTACTAGGTGCAATGCTATCTGACCAGTAATCAGCGATTTACCGCCACCGTTTCCACCAGCGTAAACCGTGACTTCTCCATCACGAAACGCAAATTGTCCATGATCTTAGTCCACGGCATGAGAATCTGATTTGCCTTAGAATCAGACAAATAGTTTTGCTTCAGCGAATCAAGGAAGCTGGTCGCCTGCTTTACCTGAATCGTTACGTCATTAGCGTGTAGATATTTCTCCACATCAATGACTTGTGATTTCAGGATTCTGGCTTTACGGGCTTCGTCTAGATCTATTGCACGATCTTCAAGGCTCATTTTTCACCCCCGGGTGGATAGGCTCGCTCACGATTCGACCGCACCACCTACAATCACGGTGGTAATGCCCGTTATAAATCCATCCGCGTTTCGGCATAGGATGATTTAATTTTTCACATAACCACCACTTGATCCGCTGAAACAATCCTTGACTCATGTGATATACCCCACCGCTTCGTTGATTCGTTCAAAAGCCGTTTTAAGGCGTTTTCTGTCACCGTCTGATACATGCCTACCCTCTGCCATATCAAACGCCGCTATGGACGTTATAAGTGCCTCAAAATGGATTATTCGAAGCAGGTCTGTGGCATAAAACGGTCGTCGCTCCGATTTGACGCTGTGTACGTTTCCTTTAAGCAAATCATCTTTAGGAAACAAGTCCTGCATATCCATGCCTACGGAACTGACAATTTCGTAAGCAGAACATCCAGCAAAGCACTTAAGCAAAATCCTGCCATCGTCAAGCTGCGTTATCGCAAGGCTAGGACTTCTGTCACCGTGAGCAGGGCAACAAGCAGTCCAGCGACCTTTGCGACCTTTAACTTTCTCAAGGCGGTTAAGCAAATTTCCGATCATATTGTTCTCCTGCTGATAGCCCAATCAGGCAATGCGCTTGATGCTGCTGGCTTAGTTTCGTTAGGCTTGATCCAAGCAGCTTCAAAACCAGTCCATCCCTTCACCATCATTTTTTCCATTGCTTGAGAAAGCGTTAGATTGGCTTTTTCTGCCTCGGAACGCAATGACTTCAGAACTCTTTCGGTTATTGGTGCTTTCTTTGATTTGCGATGTTGCTTGAACTCAATCCAAAGTTCTTCAGATACATCGTCAGGACGCTCCAGCGTCATAGTCTTTATTTCTTTTTTATTGGTTATTGGTTTATGGTTATTGGTTAGGATCTGATCTGCATCTGATTTCAGATTCTTCTCAGATTCCCATCTGATCTGATTCGCTTTGCGAGCGCTATCTGCTTTGCTGTGATACTTCTTTATTTCAGAATCGCATCTGCTGTGAACCCATCCATCTTCAGATAGCGTAAACATATCGTTCAGAACGTTTTGTACTACGTCAGGATCAAGCTTTATCCTACGAGAAACCCAATTTATATTTAACGGTATTGGTGTTTCCATATCGTAATACATATCAAGCAATCTGCGATATGCCAGATCTTCATCATTAGTCAGATGCGCTGTTGCTGCCCTGTAGTCACCAATGTGAAATTGATAGTAATGCATAGCTTTTCCAATAAAAAAAGCCCTAGGAGAGACTCTCACCGCATAACGGTGTTGGCAGACAGGTGGGTAACCTGCAGAGTCCCTTCTAGGGCTTACCCATAACACGCTGCCAAGCGTGAGTTAATTATGCCGTTTTTTCTCGTAACGTGCAAATCTTACATATATTGCTATTTTGAAACTGAACTTTAGACCGTTGACGCTTGCAGCCTTTGCAGTAAATCGTTCCGTAAGGATTAGATTTCACGCCAGTTAGGCTCGATGTCGCTTGTACAGGTTTTAAAGCTACGTCTTTCAAGTGTCTGGCCTCTAGGTGAAACGGTAGGATACGGATTCTTTAATGGCTTGAACGGTGGCGGTTCACGGCTAGGAACTAAGTTAACTTCCTTCTTACGCTGCTCTGATACAGTTGTTGGAAAGTAAACATTTCCGATCATCTTTAAGCATCGGTAATTGATTAGCGTCTGAAGTTCTGACCGAAGCTCATGCAGCTTCTTAAAACCGAACATCCCATGTTGGGACATCAGCGTTTCAAGCGTCATGCCGCCCTCGTTAACAAAAACTTGCCACAATGTATATCGACGGCTACCGATCTTAGGCTCAAGCATACCGTCCTCAACTACTCGTCCAATGCTCATAGGTCAGAAATAGTAAAGATTTGGTTTGTTTCGGTCAATTAGAATTTTCTATTGATTGTGAAAAAGCAATATAAATAATTTTGATGCGACAATATTCTACCGTGCTAATATTCTTCCATCGCAATACGCGATACCTACTAGGAGATAAATATGAACTTTACTGGTCAAACCGAAAAAAATCTGCTTGCAGAACTTGACAATGGTCATCCTCTTGATGTCCTGTGCTACATCCCTGCTCGTTACTATGAAGAAGAGCTTGCCGAGATAATGCACATCTGGGCACAGCATCGTAACGATCCAATCAAGCTGGTTAGCAAGCTGAATAACCATATGGCAAAAATGATCGTTGAAGCTGCTAACAATATTGAAGAACTGGACATTGAGCAGCGTGAGCGTGATTGCTGCCGTGATGCAGATGATGCGTATCAAGAAATGCGCCGTGATCGTATGGCAGAGGAGGGATTCTAATGAATCCGCGCAAAGAAGATATGGATAACTGGCAGGTAGCAGAGATGGTCTATGTGCTTCGTCTGCTCGTTGACAGGCTAGAACGCCGTGACTGCTCTGACGAAGATATGGAAGCTATCCGAATGGCCTACCAGTCACTTAACAATGCGCCGTGGGACATTCATAGGATTGCAGACAAGATCGAAACGGCCTTCGAGGAGCGCGAATAATGCTTAACGCTAACGATGCAGTGGCTAAATTTATCGCTCGTCATCAAGGTATTTCTTGGCTAATATTGCTTGTTCTAATTTTTCTAGGTTCATATGAGTAAATCAATCCTTGACCCGGAATTCAAATATGTCCCTTCTTCTAAGACAAACATTAAAGCCACTTTTGATCGTATTCGGCGGGAGCAAAAAAAGGCTGCAACGGTACAGGCTGTTCAGGAAGTTCGGGAATTCAATTTTTTGCAGTATCAAAAACGCTATAAAGGGTAAATAATGTCTGAATATAAAGTTTACGCAAAGCTGCAAGAAGCTAGGATTCGACTACAAGCAGCGCCATTAAAGAAGTCTGGACACAACAAGTTTGCTGGCTATCAGTACTTTGAACTTGGTGATTTCCTTCCAACGATCAACCAGATATTCAATGATCTCGGACTCTGCTCAGTTGTTAGCTTTACCAAGGACTATGCTGAGTTACGTATTGTTGATACTCAGCATGGTGGGTGTATTACATTTTCTAGCCCGATGGCTGATGCTAACCTAAAGGGCTGTCATCCTATCCAGAATCTTGGTGCAGTAGAGACTTATAGCCGCAGATACCTTTACGTTACAGCACTGGAGATCGTAGAGCATGATGCACTAGACGCTACTTTAGGCGCAGATGAACCTAAGTCTGCAAAGCCTATCGCAAAGTCTGTATTTGATGAAATGCGAGAAGATGAGCAAGAGCTTGTTAAAAGCTTTGCTATGAATGTAATTTCACTTTTACACAAGAATGATGTAGCAGGAGCAGTTGAGTACATCAATGCACTGGAACTGGATGCGGACTGGAAAACTGCACTCTGGAGCCAGCTAGATAGCAAGCAGCGAAGCGCAATTAAAAACTTTAAATCAATATGAACGAATATCAACTATTAGCATTAGCATTTTTTTGTATGGGTTTTTCTTTTGCAATGATTTTATCCACGTTGTTTTTTGTAAATATACTTAAAGGCGGAATTCTCGGCAAGAACATGAATAAGACCGCAGACAATCACCCAGACTATTCTGGCTCAATCAATATTGATGGAACTGATTATTGGCTTTCAGGATGGCTTAAAGAGTCAAAGAAAGACGGTAGCAAGTTCTTTAGCTTGTCGGTAAAGCCTAAAGATGCCAATCCGTCAAAGAAAAAACAAGCAGTAAAAGACGAGCCATTCCATAATGACGATGTACCATTTTGATTAACCGGGGAAAGACGGATGCTATCGTGCCACTTTATGCTACTAAGCGTGAGTACTGCAGGTAGACGCAGACGAGTACCCGACCCAACAGCCAAGCCGGTAGTGGCGTAAAACACCGGCAGCCGGGGCTAGAGCTCTCCTTCGGGAATTTCCCCTATCTAGTGACCCGGCACTTTTAACGGAGAAAAAATGAAGCTACTTGATGAACTGATTGCACGATTCAACGTAAAGAATGACCGTCAACTTGCTAAAGCTCTTGGCATTTCAACGCCAGTAGTTAGCCGTATTCGCAATAAGAAATCAGCCGTATCTGCTGACATCATTATCCGCATCCACGAAGTCTATGGGATGCCTATTGCAGAAATAAAAGCACTATGCGCAGAAACTACTTCAGATCCAGCGTAAGAGTAATGTTCTATACATTGCTTTGCTTTGCGTTTTTATGGCTTATGGCAGACGCAATTACAAGCAGAATTAACTATGCTTATGACCGTGGATATAGAGAAGGTCTAGCGAATCAGGATGTAAAGATACGCGATCAGCAATGTATTCAATGGATGTTTGAAACAAATATGAAAGAAGCTAAGAAAAGGATATGTACAAAATGAAAGCGTTTCCAACACTAGCAGATAACGGACATTCAAATACACAAGATGGCATGGACTTGCGTGACTACTTTGCTGCAAAGGCAATGCAAGCACTACTAAGTGACCCACAATGGAGAATAAGTTTTGCAATGCAAGATACAGCAAAGAGCGCATATCATGCTGCTGATATTATGATAAAGGAACGAGAATAATGACTTGGAACATGGTTGAAATGGACGTTATCCGATGGTCGGAGAAACGTGGAATTATTGAGAATTCAGATAGCAAAACGCAGCTTCTGAAGGCTTTTTCTGAGATGGGTGAGTTGGCAGATGCAATCAATAAAAAAGATCGTCCCGGCATTATTGACGGTCTTGGCGATGTGCTTGTCTGTCTTATTAACGTGGCTGCTATCGAAGATCTTGACCTGACTAAATGCTTGAAATCTGCTTACGATGAAATCAAAGACCGTACTGGATACCTTAACAAGGAAGGCGTCTTTATCAAAGACTAAGAAAATGTCATTCAAAATGACATCATCTAAAGTAAAGATTGAAAAAATTCTTGCTTTACTTAAGCAAAAAGCAATGAATATTCAACAGCTTTGTGATGCTATTCATATTGTAGATAGA